CTTCTAAAACTTAACATGGCCATGATCGATGACGTAGCAAAAACTATTTCAGAATTCATGAAAGATTACAAAACAATGCCCGATGGTGATCGTCCAAAGGTGCTATTTGTAATCGACTCACTAGGTATGTTGTTAACTCCAACAGACGTTAATCAGTTTGAAGCAGGCGAAATGAAGGGTGACATGGGCCGTAAGCCTAAAGCACTTACATCCTTGGTTCGTAACTGTGTTAATATGTTTGGATCGTGGAATGTGGGTATGGTTTGTACAAATCACACATACGCCAGCCAGGATATGTTTGATCCAGATGACAAGATCAGTGGTGGACAAGGTTTTATCTACGCAAGTTCCATTGTGGTTGCCATGCGTAAGCTGAAATTGAAAACTGACGCAGATGGTAATAAGACTACAACAGTTAACGGTATTCGCAGTGCCTGTAAAATTATGAAAACTCGTTATGCTAAACCATTTGAGAGTGTGCAGGTAGAAATTCCTTACACAACTGGTATGAGCCCACACAGTGGACTAGTTGATTTGTTCGAAGCTAAAGGTTTCCTGAAGAAGGAAGGCAATAGTCTTGTTTACACAACTGCTGAAGGCGAAGTAATTAAACAATTCCGTAAAGCATGGGATCGTAATGAAAAAGAAGGATTATCTATCATGATGGAAGACATTTCCAAGAATGGTGAAAGAGCCGCAGAGCCAGTTAATATTGAAGATATCGAGGAAGCATAATGGAAGAAGATCTAATTATTGAAGTATGGGATGTATTTCGTGAATATGTCTCTGATAAAAACAAAGAAGTTGCCGCTAATCATTACGTTGACTTTTTGTTGGGTAAAGATGTAGAGCTATCTACACTTGAAGGACTTATGGGCTACGATACTCATTTAGACAATGCCATTGAGCTTGTTATTAATGAAGAAAAAGAAGAAGCCGATCCTGACGAGGAAGATAATTGGGACTTTGACGAAGCTGACGAGGACTGATTATGTCCTGGTACGCTAAAGTCAGTAAGGACATAGCGCATCTCCCGAGTTGTTTAGATCACTATTACAACGAAATTGAACTAGCAAGAAAAGAGGTCAAAATCCACGGTAACGTGGAGAAGGCCTCTGCTTCTTTGCCGGGTATTGTTGAACAGAGATTTAACCAACTACAAGAGATTGAAGCTATTTTAGAATATCTCAACATCGAACTGAGACGCATTCGTTCAAAAGCCTTTAAAAAATATTTGGAGAACTATCAACGTGCTCTAAGTAGTAGGGACTGTGAAAAATACGTCGAAGGCGAGGCAGATGTTGTTGATATGGAAAAAATTATCAACGAATTTGCCATGCTACGCAATCAGTGGCTGGGCATTATCAAAGGCCTTGATATCAAGCAATGGCAATTAAGCAATATTATTAAACTCAGAGCCGCCGGTCTTGAAGATATTACTCTTTGACCTTACATCTCTTTTATGTTATACTAATTCATGACTGTAGAAGACTTAATCACCGTTTTAGCACTAGGATACAAGTTCTCATTGAACAAATGGGACTCTCAACTGGTCTATAGCTTTGCCGATCAAATTGGACAAGGTCGTGGCTTTACAGAAAAGCAAGCCACATTGGCTTTAAAAATATTAAAACGTCATTCTACAGATCTTTCCAATCACTTAAAAACCAATATTGACCAATTTTTGGAAAATCCCACTTATAGGTACGAATTTCGACAATTGAACAGTACCATAAAAATAGACATTGTCAGTGACGGCCAGTGGGGACGAGTAGCCAAAGTACAATTTCCTTACAACGAGGAATACGTTACACAGATTAGAAAAAGTAGAGATGAGTTAAATCATGCTGTTTGGGACAAAGATGAAAAATCATGGATTTTTTCAGTCACAGAGGCAAATATTCAATTTTTAATAAATCTTGCTGAGAAAGAAAATTTCCAGGTTGATGAAGAATTTAAAAAATATGTCGGCCAGACCACAGAAGTTTTACAAAACATAGATTTACATGTACCTATGTTAATGGTAAAAGACAATAGCCTAAAATTTGTCAATATTTCCAAAAATATTCCAGATTTAACAACCTCCGATATTTTAGAAGCTGTGTTCATTGCTCGACGTTATGGAATTTCTATCTGGGACGAGACAATTTCTAATTTTCTTGACAGTGACATGGTTACGCCAATGATACGTGAATTCTTAAAAACTGATCCCGGTGAAAATTTCCACATAGACATCAAAAATACTCCAATTTCAGACCTGGAAATTTTTGTAAAATACCTCGGCCCCACTGTAGTGGTTATTCCAGGTGGTAGCGAAATGGAAAAATTACAGCTTGCCTATGATTTTTTAAAGAGCATCGATATTGACAACTCAGAGATGTCTGTGATGTTTAGATTACCCTCAGAAAATCACAAAAAATTCAATGATTTTGTCAAAGAAAATAAGTTAAATTCTCCTATCACTGAAAAAACTAAGATTGTCTTTATCAGCAGTAAACTACCTAAGCCCTTTGTTAAATCAAAGTTAAAATTTAACTGTGTAATCAATTTAGGTTTTGGCGGTGTACACTATTCCATTAAAAATTTTGTGGAAAATCATGAAAATTTGATTTTTTACACTGAGAAAAAATCACAAAAGGAATTCGAATTTGTCCTCGTGTAAAATTATTATTAAAGACGAAGTGAACATCAAGATTGAAAATTTAGATCTTGATAGTCGTAAAGCGTTGGTCAAAAAATTCAAGTACGAAGACCCTACAGCACGGTATCGTCCGGCCTATAAATTAGGTCGGTGGGACGGTTCTATTAGTTTCTTTGGTCTTGGCGGAACTACCTATTTGTCAATGCTACCTCAGGTATTAGAGTATCTTGAATCAAAGAATTTCTACATTGAACTCGAAGACCTGCGCAGACCAGTCGCATTAAATTTTCCTGAAATTTTTGAAGATTTTTGGGGTGATCAAACCTGGCCTGCAGGGCATCGGTTTGCTGGTGAAAAGATTAGACTGCGCGATGATCAAGTTGAAGTTATTAATAAGTTTCTTGAGAATCCTCAGTGTATTCAAGAAATTGCCACAGGTTTTGGCAAGACAATTACCACCGCAACACTGGCAAAAATCTGTGAAAAATATGGTCGAACTGTAACCATTGTTCCTAACAAATCACTGGTAGAACAAACAGAAGAAGACTTTGTTAACTGCGGATTAGATGTTGGTGTGTACTACGGTGACAGAAAAAACTTAGACAAAACACATACTATTTGTACTTGGCAAAGTTTGAATATTTTAGACAAAGGTTCCAAGGAATTTGACGGAGAAGAACAGCTGGCTAGACTATCACAATTATTAGATGGAGTTAGTTGTGTTATGGTTGACGAAGTACACATGGCCAAGGCCGATGTATTAAAAACATTGTTAACCCGCAATCTTGCCAATGCTCCTATCCGTTGGGGATTAACAGGAACTGTGCCAAAAGCAGACCACGAATTTCAAAGTATTCGTGCTAGTTTAGGCGAAGTTGTACATCGTGTTAGAGCACATGAATTACAAGAAGCAGGTGTATTAAGCGGATGTCATGTTAACATTGTTCAAACTGCCGAATGGAAAGAGTTTGGAGGATATGCTGAAGAATTAAAATATCTTGTTACCAACAGTGATAGGATGACTTATCTTTCTTCATTAATTAACGGTATCTCAGAATCAGGAAACACACTGGTATTAGTCGACAGAATTGAAAGCGGAGAATTCTTAACAGAGAAATTAACAGACTGCGTATTCATTTCTGGTAAAGTAAAAACTAAAGATAGAAAGAGTGAATACGATGAAGTTAAAACAGCTGACAACAAGATTATTGTGGCGACTTACGGTGTGGCCGCTGTGGGTATTAATGTGCCCCGTATTTTTAATCTGGTTCTTCTTGAGCCCGGAAAGAGCTTTGTTCGCGGTATACAATCAATTGGACGCGGCATTCGCAAAGCGGATGATAAAGACTTCGTACAGATCTGGGATCTTACCGCAAGCACGAAATACGCAAAGAGACATTTAACAGAACGCAAGAAGTTCTATAAAGACGCAAAATATCCATTTACAATTGAAAAGGTCAAATACCAATAATGCAAATATTAACACTAGACGACAAGATGTTTAGTCTCAACGAATTACCGGATGAGATCGATGAAGATTTACGCTTTGCCGTTTTAGACAACAGTGATAATAGTAATCCTGATCATTTCTTTGTCCCACTAATCTTTTTAGAAAGTTTTACAGGCCCGGCAGTAGTGCTAAAGATAGGTCCGCATGAACTTACCATGCCACTTGATTGGTGTACCATTGTCGGCGATCCAGAAGGCCCTGACATGGAAGTGTTGCCACTTACAAGTTTAAATGATCGCGGATTTAAAACATTTACATTTAATCCATTAAGCAGTTTTAGACCAGAATTTTTAGACATTGACATTGTTGATGTCTATCAAGATGTTAAATGGTACTTTCCAAAGATGCGTCCAGGACAGTTATTGTGTACTCCGTTAGAGCCAGGACCTAAACCACGCTGTGCTTATTTTGTCAAAGAAGTTAGCCGTCAAAGCGAGTTAATCGATTATACTAAATGTTGGTAATATGGGAACATTGAAGCCAGGTGCTACTTATATCTATGAACGTGTAGACGATGTTGTCTATGCTAGAGAGAGTGGATCAACGGTTCGAACAGAGGTTGGGCGAGATTATGATTTACATGCTCGCATAATGGAAGATAAGCTGTGGGGAGATATTCGCAGAGCAGCCGAAACAAATCTTGCTTTACAAGGAGCCCTGGAACGTGTTAAAGTAACATACTACCTTACAAAAGATTACGAAGAACGATATGGCCGCAAAACTTGATATTAAACGTGAACTATCTGCAGTAGATCTTAAGAATTATAATTTTTACGATAAACTTACTGACGAAGAAAAGAAAGTATTCAGTCCTTATATACTAATGCGTTATACTGCCAGTGTACAAGGAGATCGCGATATACAAGAATGGTTTTTAGAAATGACCAACGAAATGGTTAATAAAAATCATTGGGAACTTAGTAAGAATCATAAAGCACTATTATGGAAATTATTTGCTGCAACAGGTCCAGGTGTAAGTTGTTATCATCCCTACCTAGCTTCAAGTAAAAAAGAAAAAGCAAATAAAATTGAAAAGCTGTTAGTTGAATTATATCCTGCTACAAAGATGTCAGAAATTAAAATGTTAGCGTCTATGATGGACAAAAAAGATAAAGACGAACTTTTTGACAAGATGGGATTTGATAAAAAACAACGAAAAGAATATGAGTAGACTTGTTGCGTTTGGGTGTAGCCATACATATGGTCATGGATTAGAAGATTGTATTATTGAAAATAATCTTCCTGGCCCAGTTGCCAGTAAATTTGCTTGGCCAAATCGTCTAGGAACTATGCTAAGTCAAGAAACAATTAATCTTTCCAGACCCGGAGCAAGCAATCTAGAAATACTGTATAATATATTAAAGTTTGATTTTCAAGATAATGACATTGTAACAATATTGTGGTCAGATTGGTCTAGAGATTTAATATTTGCCGAGATAGATCCTTCTTTAAACTATAACTTAGACTTTTTTCCAATCGGTACATGGATGACTAAAGAGAATGATGGCATAGATATAGAAGCATGGTTAAGCATACATACAGACTATGATTTAATGATAAGATCGTTTATGTATATACATCATGCTGAGAAATACCTAGAAAATAAGAAAATAAAAAATTATAGTTTTTTTACTGATAATAATAATGTTACAAAACATATTCCTAATTTTTTAACATTTAGTAATCTATCAGATTTACAGTTGTGGAATACAATGTTTACTCTTTATGATAGAGCATTAGACGGATGTCATCCGGGTCCTATAGCACACATAAAAATAGCAGAAGAAATTTATAAACATATCAATGAGTGATTTACTTTTGGATCAGCCTTATAATTGTGTACATTGCAGTAAGAGTTTTATGAAAGAAAAAACTCTTGTTGCTCACATGTGCGAGAGAAAAAGACGAGCTTTACAGCAAACTGAAAAGCGTGTTCAGGCTGGCTTCATGGCATTTAATCGATTTTGGCAGCTAACACAAAATGCCAAAGTTCCTAAGTCATATGATAATTTTGCTGACAGCAGTTACTATAATGCCTTTGTAAAATTTGGTAGTTTTGTTAATAACGTAAATCCGCTTTATCCAGATAGATTCATTGATTATGTTATTAAGAGTGGTGTTAAACTAGATCATTGGTGCCGAGATGAATTGTATGACAAATATCTATTTGAAATTTTAAAGGTTGAACCTGTAGAATCTGCGGTACAAAGATCTATGACCACAATGATGGAATGGGCAGATGAATACGGAGCAGAGTTTGCTCATTATTTTAATTATGTTAGTCTTAACAGAGCAGTACACGATATCAGGAATGGTCACATAAGTGCTTGGGTAGTTTTAAATAGTAGCTCAGGACAAACAATGATCAAGAGCATGAGCGACGAACAATTAGACATGATTGCTCCAGCATTTGATGTTCCATATTGGCTACGCAGATTTAAAGAAGTACCAGCAGATGTTGCGCTGGTAAAAGAAATATGTCGAGAGGTAGGGATAAAATGAGTCACGAAAATATAAAAGAATTTTGTGAACAACATCAAATTCGTGTACTCGATACAAATAAACGAGCAAGCCGATATCATAAAGTTAATATAAATTTCTTTAAAGATCCAATGGATTTTAATCGAGTTTATGAAGATATTGTAATTGATAGCGAACCACTGTACACTGTAGAAATTGCAGAAAGTGAACTAGCACGTATTGCAGACTTTGAATCCGAAGTGTTTAATCACATGAAAAAACAAGGGCATTACAGAATGTTTGAAATGATCATGGAACAAAAAGAACAAGAGCAGTATTTAAAAAACAAATATCCGGCTGTAAAAAAAGCCTACGAACAATATAGCTTGATGCTGAAAATGGGAGAAATGGGAGAACTATGACACAATTAAATGGATTTGTAGAAAAGGGATGGGGACACGAATTAATCTGGGCCACCAATGACAAGTACTGCGGCAAGCTATTAAAGTTTAACAAAGACGCAAAGTTTAGCATGCACTTTCATGCTGAAAAAGACGAATCTTGGTATGTACTAGATGGCAGATTCCTTATCAAGTTTATTGAAACTAAAGATGCTAGCCAGCATGAAGTAGAGCTCAAAGCAGGCGAGGTATGGCGCAATAGACCACTTCAACCACATCAGGTTATCTGTTTAGAAGAAGGCACTATCATCGAAGTTAGCACACCTGATTCAGTAGAAGACAATTATCGTGTGGGCAAAGGTGATAGTCAGAAATGAAGATTCTAATAACAGGTTATAAAGGCTTTATCGGTCGTAACATGGTTGATGTACTGAAACCTAACCATGTTCTCTACGGTTATGAGTGGGGAGAAGAATTACCTAATATTGAAGAAGTAGATCTAGTAATGCACTTGGGTGCTATCAGTGCTACTACAGAAACCGATGTAGAAAAAGTAATGAATCAGAACTATGATTTTAGTTGCTGGCTGCTCAGCGAATGTCAAAAGCACGGAAAACATTTTCAATTTTCTAGTAGCGCAAGTGTCTACGGTCTTGGTGATGAGTTTAAGGAAGACAGTCCACCTAAGCCAGCAAGTCCGTACGCCTGGACCAAATATCTCTTTGAAAGATATGTTGAAAAAGGTAAAGAAACATGGACTATTCCTGTACAGGGATTTAGATATTTTAATGTACACGGTCCTCAAGAAGGCCACAAAGGCGATCAAGCAAGTCCGTATCACAAGTTCTCACAACAAGCAAAAGAAACAGGTGTTATCAAATTATTTGAAAACTCTGACCAGTACCGGAGAGACTTTGTTCCAGTATCCTATGTTGTTGATATTCACCAACAGTTCTTTAATGTAAAAGAATCAGGTATATGGAATATTGGACTAGGCATTGCTAAATCATTCCAAGAAGTTGCTGAGGAAGTTGCAGCTGAACATAACGCTAGGATTGAATATATTCCTATGCCTGAGAACATTGCCAAACAATATCAAAAATATACCTGTGCCGATTTAACTAAATTGAATAGGACACTAGTTGGCGAATAAAATTATTGTCAACGGAACCT